CGATTTTGACACAGCAAAGGATTTTTCGTTCCCAGACGACATCTTCACCCACGGAGCCGTTTTCATCGCAAAAGTGTCCGACAATCCAAACCAGCTCAGCGCGGGCGCGGGCGGACTTTACAAGCTGAGCCAGATCGACGTGTATCGCCGAGAGAAAGAAGTTATTGCGTTGGGAGACATCAGAGACCACAAGGTGATTTGGGGAGATCAAAAGTCTTATTTTTGATTTGTCTCCGCCCGAGGCGTATAGTTATACCCCGTGAAGATACGATTAGACGAATTACGCAGAATCATCAGAGAGACTCTGGTGGAGGCGAAGGGCAGCCCTGTTAAGAAAGCCCCTACGAAGACTCCCGTGAAGAAGGCTAGCACCAAGAAGCAAGGCGGGGGCGAGCCTGCTCTAGCAGTTGAAGACCAGGGCGATTTCCGCCTCTTCGTGCTGTACAATCCCGACGAGATGTTAGATCTGTACAGTACAATTGACGACGAGAAATTCAACCCGGGATACGCTAAGGAGCTCGTGCCGAGCCTGTACGGCGTGATCATGGTCGGCAAGACTAAAAGGCACACGGACAAGTCGGGTGCTAAAATGATTCGTTATGTACACGCGCGGTCGGGCTACGGACCCAAGATGTACGACATCGCCATGGCAGAGATGGGAGGCATATACGGAGATCGCGACCAGTTCACACCTGAAGCGGAAAACATATGGCGATTCTACAAGGACAAACGCCCGGACGTTGTCAACAAACCTCTCAGCGGTGAGAACATCATGGATATTGATATAGACAGGGAAGAAAATCCGAATCACCATCTTAATCAGGCTTATTTTTTAAAAGGACCCGGACCCAACATTGAAGCCATGAAAGCGAACCACAACAAGTTCTTGAGTGACAAATCGAGACAGGCGAAGAAGAACGGTAAAGAAGATTGGGAATTTTCTTTTGCCGACCTCACGGATCCCTTCTCACGGAGCCGATAGTTATTCCCCATGAAGATTCGGTTGAGTGAATTAAGAAGGATGATCCGCGAGGCGGCGCGTGAATCGTCTTTTGACAGGGTGTTTCAGGAGCTGGAAGCTATGTCAAAGAAGGTCGATTCGAATGTGTCTCGGTCAGTGTTGGTCGACGCCCTGACGCTATTCCTGAAAGTCAAAGATTCGCTCGTTCTCAAGGCCCGCGCGAGCGGGCTCGACGCAGGAGAGCTCGCCGAGTTCGTGGACGTCTACAGGGGATTCACTCGAGGCAAGATCTTACTCGGCGACGAGTTGCTCGACGCGGTCAAGCTGAAGATCGACAGAGCGCAGAGGTCTGCTGATCCGGAGACGGTGGTCGATGACGCTAAGTTGATGATGAAGAGCCTCGTCAAGATGTCGGCTGCTCTGAGCAAGTTCGACGACGTAGAAGAGGAGGCACCTGAAGGTTCGCCCTTGGGTAAATTCGCGTTTCCTCTGCGGCGGAGGGGTAAACCACCGGAGCCCGACACCCCCGAAGAGAAGCGGATGTACAACGCGCTTGTGGCACACTTCGCCGACAATATAAAGCTGAACGCAAAGGCCGCCATGGGCATCAAGGACATGTTGTCACAGGGTCTGTACCCAGAGGTTTTTTCTCCCCCCGGTCAGAAAGAGGTCTTCCGCGGCATGAGTGTCAGCAAAGCGTGGTTATCGAAGACGCTCGGCGTGGCTGCGAAGGACATCCCGGAGAAGGGTAGCAAAGAAGTCGAAATGACCTACACGCCTCGGGGCGGAAGTGGATCTTCGTGGACTGTCAATAAAGAAATCACCAGCAAGTTTTTTAGAGATCCGTCGCGAGTCGGCGTCGTGCTTCACGCGAGGACTGCAGACAATCCTAGCAACTTTGTCATGGGAACCGATCACCTCTACAAACTCGACTTCATCGCAGGATTTGCTAACGAAGAAGAAGTAGTGGGACTGGGCGACATCAAGGTCTACAAAATTAGCTGGATAGACGAATCTTAATTGGCGCATCACCGCCAAGTGGGATGAGCTGCGGGGAGGGCTAGGCAGTCACGGCGCCCTTGAGGCTGGATCCGAAGCCGCCGGCCATCTTGATTCGAAATGTGAATAGTTTTCCGCCTGCTGAGCTGACAAAAGTTATGCCACTTGACCCTGCTGCTTCAGCAGTCAATTTGGCACGAGGCGTAGATAAGTGTAGCGCAACTGCAGCCGCGGCGCTCGGTGGCTTGATTACAGCACCACCTAGCTTTTTGCCAAATACGACCTTGAACGGGGGGTTTGGCAGATCCGGCACGACACTTCGAAGAAACTGTTCGACTAGGTCTTTTGATCCGCGCGTGACAAGCCTCTGCTGTATTGCAGCCAGCAATACATCTCTTGTGCCACTTTGAACTTTGTCATATAGTCCCTTGCGCTTGGCGACTTCTCTGTAATCCTTTTTCTCTTCAGACGACATGTCACTGAAGCCCGGCACAGCTTTGTTCATGTCTTTGATGGCCGAAGCATAGACGGCTGCGACTTGAGGTGACCTCACACGAATGCCGTTTTTGAGCGGAAAACCCGCAAGTATCTCGAGCGAAGCTAGACTCGGATTGCTAAAATTAGAAGCGGCTCCGGCAGTTGCCTTTGCGCTATATCCAATTGCCGTCCCGTCATCAGTTTCAACCACGAAGTCTGAGGGATTTTTTCGACTAACTTTTGTTTCCGGTTGCACGAAATCAGCTAAATCGGCACCCCTGTCAGCAGTCCAAAATGCTTCTCCTCCACCGCAGTCCTGAAGTGCTGCCATGCCCATCGCGCTTCCTCTCGCAAGTTCCCCTGCAATATAAACAGAAGCTTCCTTTTTGCTATAACCTGCAGCTAGAGCTTTTGTCAGCACTTCCTGAAAACGTTCCTCAATAACACTCGAAGCAGATCCGCCTTTCGCATATGAGGCGACATCGCTAGCGTTAACTGGGCTTTTCTTGTTCACTGTCGCAACTGCTGCAATTTCATTGATATCGGACGAAATTGTAAGTGCATTGCCCACGATGTCGTGTGCCAATTTAGTAAAGACCGTCCAGTCGGGCGCAGGGACATCGAGCGGCGCGCTGCTCTTCAAGTCTACTTTCTTAGCCTGCGAAGCTCTAGCTTCCCAAATTTTACTTCTGACGTACTCTCTCAAGAGGTCATGTTGAACTAGTTTTTTAATTGACATCGTGGACACCGCTTAAATATTCTAAACTGAATCAGTTTGACATGTTTTGATCTATAATACGCAAAATTGGGGGAGATGGTGTGTTTATTGCGATTGTGTTGATGATATTGGGGGTTATTTTGTTTAGTAGTTGAGTAATAATTTTTGTCTCCTGCCCGGAGCGTATAGTTATTCCCCATGAAGATACGATTAGACGAATTACGCAGAATCATCAGGGAGACTCTAGCGGACGTCCCCGCCAAGTGGGATGAGCTGCGGGAGGATCCCTACATCGCGGCTGTGATCAGCGCGGGCGACCCGAAGGAGCTAGCAGCAGCGAAGCGCCGGTACACGAAGGACGACGACGCGGGTCTGCCGGTGCCCTCCGCTGGTGCTTTCTTCTTCTGGCACGACCGAAGAAAAGCGGAGCTCGCAGCTATGGGACCCGCCGCGGCGCGCGGTAGGGCTGATCTCATCCTCCGGCAGCGGACGGGGTCAGGCAAAGCCATCCCCAGGAAGATGAGCTGATCAGCTTTCGCTCTCTTCTTCCGGTAGTTTGAGAGACTGGTGAGCCCACCTCGCCAACAGTTCTCTCTCTGCGGGTCCGTTAGTCTCGCCCCTAAATCCTTGGAGACCTCGAGGTCCTTGCGGGCCCACTAGTCCTTGTAGACCGGGTTCACCTTTCTCGCCTCTTTCGCCCAGGGCCCGCGCTCGATTCTTGACCCGCCTGCGCGGCGACTACTCGGGCCTCTGCAGCAGCTGGGTCTCGCCGAGAGAGTACCACCATGTGAGAGTGCTCGTGGGAGACGTGTTGGGGCCGGACATTCTCAGATTACGTCAGCGTTGTATCTCAGCACACTTAAACAAACTACGCGAGATACTGTATCATTCTTCTCATGGAATATATGAGTCTCTTCTCCGGCATGTCGCGCTTAAATCGGTGGGCACTAGTGTTCTTCGTGGTCGCTAAATTGTGCGGTGCAGCGGGTGTGGGTTTCGGCTTTATGGGTCCTGATTACTACCGTGTAGGAGGTTGGTTCTTGTGTTTTGCATTGTGCAGCATCTTCTTGTCTGTAGCACTCTGTCTCCGTCAAGGTTCTTTAGATCGAGCCAGATTTGAGAGAGAAGATGTTGAAGCGTCACGGATGCGGTCCCTCAGGAATCGGAAGAGAGACTTGGAACAGGAGATCGCCGAGCTAGAAGAACGACGTTCGGCGGTGGAGAGCTACGTGGTCCGTCGATCTACCAGAGGAATAGAATAATCATTTGCACAAAGCAGCATAATTATTCGCTATGAAGATACGAATGAGCGATTTACGTAGAATTATCGGGGAGACAGTGGCAGAAACGATGGTGTCGAAAGACAGTCCGTTAACTGTGTGGCCGAAAGTTGGACCGTCTGGTGATTTGATGTGGATCGTTAAAGATTCTGTGCAAACCGCGGTGATTGATACTTCGAGCGGTGAAGTTCATGGTAATTTTACGGGAGGAAGTGATGTCTTCGCTACAGTTGTGGGTGCGTTGCAGGAGTGGTATGCCGTGGATCGAGAGTCGTACGATGGTGAGAACATCGAAAAGGTGAAGGCTGAGTTGAACAGTTACACTGACCGTGAAGGTATGATAAGGTGATTTTATAATCGCCCGATTAAATTTTCGTTGATCGTACTACCTTTGTGAAGAAATCTATCCTGCTCGAGGAGGATGGTGTATAGTCGACGTATCTACGTATGGAATTCAAGAAAAATTGTGGCAATACGCCGTTGATCAAGGTCGCCGATAAGTTGTACGCGAAGCTGGAAACATACAATCCGACCGGGTCCGTCAAAGATAGAATGATCTCGTATGTCGTCGATAAGGCGATTGAGGATGGAGTCCTGACCCCGGGAACGACGGTGTGTGAGGCGACGAGCGGCAATTCTGGAATATCTCTTGCCGCAGTTTCGGCTGCGATGGGGTCGAGGTGCGTCATCTTCATGCCGAGCAACATGTCGGAAGAGAGGAAGCAGATGATGCGCGTCTATGGTGCCGAGGTGGTGGAGGTTCCGCCCAGCGACTTTGAGGGCGCGATTCGAGCCCGAGACGAATTCTTGGTTGCCAACCCAGGTTCTTGGTCGCCGCGCCAATTCAGCAATGCAGACAATGTGGAGTGCCATCGGGAGGTGACTGGGCCTGAGATTGCGATGAGGTTGTGGTTGATGAACGAGCAATGGGCGGCTTTCGTCCACGGATCTGGTACTGGTGGTACTATCGAGGGAATCAGGCAGTACACTCGATGTGCGGATGGTTTCATGAAGAATAACGAGATCTTGCCGAAGATTTGCATGGTCGTTCCCGCCGAATCTCCCCACGGTATCCAGGGTATTGGCGACGGCCGAGACTTCCTGGCAAAGCAGAGTGACATGGACGAGGTCATCGTTGTTTCTACCGAGGAGTCTATCGAGAGGGCGAAGCGATTTGCCAGGGAGACGGGCTTGTTGGTTGGAATAAGTTCTGGTGCAAATCTTGTTGCAGCCGAGCGGTGGATGTCCTGTAACAATCCTGCCGGCGTGGTTGTCACGATGTTGTGCGATCGCGGTGAAAGATATATGTCAGTATACGGCTGAATCGTCGCAGGATTTTTGGAATTATTGTCTTTAGATTTGTCTTCACCCGAAGTAGATAAATAGTTATGAAATCGCGTGTTGTGATATTGTCGATGATATTATGTGGGTGTGGCAATATGACGATGAATTCGCCGGTAAAGACGGCGTATGGATTACCTACGAAAGTGATTAAGCTCGAAGATGGTGGCGTAGAATTTAAGATACCTGTGGGTAAAATTGATGGGTATCAAACGGATTTACAAGTGCGAATATTATTAACAAACACTGACATCGTACCAATTCCTGTAATACCGCATGGTGGAGGCGGAGGATTACGGGTAAGTTGGTGAGTATGTTATCTCATGTCTATTGATTAAATCGTTGATGTTGGTATATGAATCATTAAATCTTCATATTTATTGAAGTGAGTTATTGTAATCATGAAATAGATGGTAACTGGCATATTGAATGGGAAGATGGCATTTGTGCATACGAAGATGATAACAGTAATAATTTGATCGTCGACAAAGAATTACATTGTCATCCGTTTGGTACCGAATACACTGAAGTAATTAAGTTTTATGTTCATCACGCCGAATGACGGCATAAGTGATATTGCGAAGTGTAGATATGAATGAACCCGTCGGTAGTTCAATAAGCGCTGATCGAGTCTATGATTTTTTTGTCTCGCCCACAGCTGCTCGCAAGATTAGGGAGGCGCTGATTAAGAGAAAGACACCCAAGGCCAGTCTTCGAGTCGGTGTTCGTGGTGGCGGGTGTTCTGGGTTTAGTTATGTCATTGAGTTTGCCGATGACCCGCCTCGGGAGGGGCGTGACCTTGTTTACATGGTACCTGTCGACGATGGTGAAGTTCGTGTAATCTGTGATAGGAAGAGCATCATTTATCTATCGGGCACGACTCTTGAGTGGGAGAAGACCTTGAAGTGGGAGGGTTTTAAGTTCGTGAACCCGAACGCCACGGGTACATGTGGGTGTAATGAATCTTTCTCGATTTGATGAGTTGAAGTTTAATATCGGAGCTTGGCGTTTGTCCCGACGAGGCCGATCGATTCATGACGAACAGTGGCAGGAGACTTAGATTGAGGTTGGTTGGAAATAATTGGTGTCAGTTTGCGCAGATTTAACATCGCTGCAACACCTGAACCCTTGCTGATAGAACGAGTGATTTTGATCGTGGTTTCGCGTAGACGGTCGACATCTTGAGCGAACAGGACCCCAGTAACCGCCTTTGAGAATCGACGGATATTTGCTGGCCCTCGTTGCTGTTGTCCATTCGTCGATGTTGCCAGTCATATCGTAGGCGCCAAATGGACTCACGCACTGTGGATCTGCGCCCGACGCATGACCCTTCCACAGCCTCAACATTTCATCACCGCATTTTTTGGTTCCTCGAGGGATCATTTTAGATCCTTCGTATAAGATCCATTGACGATCGATGTTACACTTCGTCGGGTCTCTTTCGTAACCGTACGGATAGGGTATCACTTCTTCACCTTCACATGCGAAGGTCCATTCGTCTTCAGTGCAGAGACGTTTGCCTTTCGACTCGCACAGTTTAGTTGCTTCATGCCAAGTGACCATAATCCATGGTGCTGCTCCGATCTCATTTGGCCATTCATATGGGTCGATACAAAAGTGCATATCTGATCTTGGCAACGATGATCTTATCTGTTCCCATTTTGTTTGGTCAAACACTGCGCATCTCTCCGGAAAGTTCTTGTTGATCCACTTCGTGCATGTCGTCTTCTGGAGGTATTCGATCGTTCTTACTCCATAGGGATTCATGTTAACATCACGCGCAGCCGAACCTTTCACTTCGATCATGTCGCCGCCAGGACAAGCTGGAGATCCGGCAGGTTTTAATCCTGGCGTGACTTTATAAACCCAGTGATTATCGATGAATCCCCATGAATCTTGTGGTGGAAGTTCGCATGATTCTCCGTTACATGAAATTGAAAGAAGAATCTTGAAGACCAGCGTAGAATCCATATGACAATAATACAACGTTTTTAAAAAGATTTAATTGTCGTCTTTCAGAATATGACGTAGAAAAAACAATATTGATTTGTTTTGAGGCGTTTTAAAGAATATTTATTTGTAAATGAACTCGGCGATCATATCGAGTGGTAGTTTAAATCAAGACGATATCGGTATTCCGCACTGGGCAAAACCGACTATTTTTTTCCCAATTGATGTTGGTTGTCTGGCGAGGGTCTTACCGATCGGCGGGCCCACTTGGGCAAATGAGCTCGTAATTGTTTTGGAAGTTGTAGAAACAGCTCAACAAAAAAAATTTTTAAATCGATATAGGGTCTTCGGTCGCCTTGGTGAAACAACTTTGCCACAATACGCGTTAGATGCCCAGACTTAGCGAGTATATATTTTAACATCGATCTGTAATATTTAATTTGTCGCTGCTTTAAAGTCAAAGCACATATTTATTGTTTGTGAAGATAAGATTGAGCGAATTAAGACAGTTAATCCGACAAGCGATTAGCGAAAATATTCAAGAAGAGCTAATTGACCACACGCTATCTCACGAGAGTGCAGTGGTATTAGAAGATTCAGATCCAGCAAAGGGTCGAGGGAAAAAGCCCGCGGGTTCAGATAGACGTTTGTATACTGACGAAGATCCAGGCGATACAGTTCGTGTCAAGTTTTCATCAGCGAACGCTATCAAGAATACCTTAGCAAAGAAATCTTTCAAGGCAAAATCGCACGCCCGACAATCGCAAATCATTAATTTAATTCACCAAAGAACACGTACAGCTCACGGTCGAGCGAAAGATCCAAAGGTGAAGGCACGATTAGGGCGAGCTCTAGATTATGCAGAGGAGCGCAAGGAAGCATCGAAGCGTAAGACGAAACGCATGCGAGAGTGTGAAGAACTAATACTGAGTTTGCTGGAAAGAATGTCTGATAGTCAAGACGTGGAAAACTGCGACGTTACTTGATAGCGAACAAACTTGACGGAGCGATCTGTGAAAATTGGTGATCTCGTTTTACCCGTAAAGTCTGACGAACTTTTATTTTCTGCTGAATTCGTAGCGGATTCCAATTTTTCTCCTGTCGGTCGTATTTGGAACAACACGCTAGGAATAGTGATTAAAATTGAATGTTTTATACCACCTAGAGACTATTCGAGATTACAAGTTTTAGTCGATGGAAACTTAGGTTGGACGTATTCTGATTATGTACTGACTCTGACGTAGAAGTATCTTTTCATAAACGCAGATGAAAATGTAGAAAGTCACTGATACATATTATTGTATGTAAGGCAAAAGAGATGCTACGAAAAACGTTGACCACTGGTTTTATGTTTTTATCGCTTGCGATACCGTACTTCGCATGTTCAGCATCTTCAAAGTTGATAGGTTCAGGAGAAACGAGCGATGTTCTTGACCTCGACACATACGGTAATGAGGATTCGAAACACTGCGTTTCCGAGACGGCAACGAAGGTGTCTTCCGCACGACCCGTTGATATTATTTTTGTGATTGATAATTCTGGATCGATGAGTGAAGAGATAAATGCAATCACGAAGAACATTAACGATCATTTTGCTACCGTGATGGATCAAGCCGGGTTGGATTATCGAGTCATCATGGTTGTGAAGCACGGAAATCCTGTCGAGTCATGGGCTGTCGCCGCATGTTTTGAAGCTCCTTTGAGCAAAATTCCAGTTGGCGGGTGTGCTAATATAGGAACTTCTCCTCCTGGAAACAATCCTGGGAAGTTTTACCATTATAGTTACGACGTTCAGAGCAATGATTCACCTTGTGTGATATTGGATACTTTGTTTTCTGTGAACGACAGACCTGACACGTTTGGTCTCGCTCCCAACGGGTGGATCAAATGGTTGCGTACTTCTGCATTTAAAGTCATCATAGAAGTGACTGATGATTCTCCTGGTTGCTGGTGGTATCCTGATCCTGACAAACCCAAGAAGAAGATATTGAACGATTTTCAATCCACTATCGGCGGTCAAATCTTCGCACTAGAGTTTGATAAACTTTTAACAAAGTTAGCCCCACAACAATTTGGAACTCCCGAAAATAGAAATTACGTGTTTTATAGCATCGTGGGAATGTTGGAGAAACCCGAGGCTGTAGATGAAGATTTTGGAAAGCAGATCGACCCGAACGGTAAACCTGGCGATCCTTTTTATCCAAATGAAGCTATCGTTAATGATACGTGTTCGACGGCCGTGACGCCGGGTCAAGGATATCAGTCGCTCAGCAATTTGACGGGAGGCTTGCGCTTTCCCGTGTGTCAAGCCGACAAGTTTGATGTTGTTTTTCAAAAGATTGCAGAATCGATTGATTCTATAACAACTTCGATTTGTACGTTAGAGATCCCTGCAGGTGGTAGTGAAGGCCCAATCGACGTTGCTACCGTGGAATTAAAGATTAGTGGTGCAGGAAATGACGCACTTGTTCTTGTGAAGGACGAGACATCTTGTACCGGAGCTGCTGATGAATATTATATCGACGCGACTGGCGGGCTTGTTGCCTTGTGTCCTGAAACGTGCAAGTTGGTGAAATCTTCGTCAGAAGATGTATTGATGACAGCTGGCTGCGTAATTGACATCAAATGAATCGTCGCAGAGGAATCAACGTCGGTGACATGGTCATACCCATCGACGACCGAGATTTCTTATATTCAATACCTGAAAAACTTGAGTCAGAAGACGACCCGATTGATTTGATTTGGGAAAATGATACGATTGGCACTGTGGTCGATGTGAAGGAATTTGAACCGCCTCGAAAGTATTGTCAGATTAAAATTATTGTTGGAGATATTTTGGGTTGGTCTTATTCCGACTACGTTAAGGTGATTCGTTTATGAATCTAAGCGGTCTCAGATCGCTAGTGAGTTGGCGAACTTTCATCACGGGACTCCTCTTCGGCTACATCTTTGCATGGGCTATCCATCGGTCATCTTTCATCTGGGACTTTAATCGAGGTTGGATAGAGGAGCCCGTGCCCATTCTCTCGCCTAGTTGGAGTCGTCCATGAGCAGTGATGCTGACTCAAGCGCCACCAGAACAGTAGAATATTCTAAAAATTGATTTAAGCGTCACATAGTGGGCAACCAGTGACCCATTCTATCCCGCTTTGAAATTAAATATGATTTTGAATAAATATTCGTGGAACACACGATGCTTTTTCTCTCAGCACGCACACCGCAATTTTTGATTGCTTCCAGCTTGAGAGGATTGTTGGTGAGCAGCTGTATGGACGCCACACCCAAGTGCTTGAGCATCTCTGCAGCGGAGGTGTAGTCTCTCATGTCGTCGGGCAGACCTAAGCGTCGATTTGCGTCCACAGTGTCGTATCCCTCTGACTGTAGTTTGTAAGCTCGAATCTTATTAGCTAGACCGATTCCTCTGCCTTCCTGCCTGAGATACAATAACACGCCCTTACCTGCTTGAGAGATCGTCTGCTGCGCCTCAAGAAGCTGCTTGCGGCAGTCACACTTCAGCGAGCCGAACACCTCGCTCGTGAGGCACTCGGAGTGAACTCGGACAAGCACACCTTCTTCACCCTGGAGTTTACCCATCGTGAGTGCGATGTTATCTCGTGAGAGGCCGCAATCGAATCCTGTTTTGTTCTCATCTTCTTCCCAGCGGAACACGTGCATGTTAAACGTTCCCCACTCTGTGGGAACAGGTGCAGAGGCTAATACTCGTAATCTATTTATTTCCATGATAGAATCGTAATCTGTCCGAACGCGTAATTACAAGCAACTCGCTTTCTGCAAGAAGATGTCCCAGCTCAGCAAGTGTTAAGTGCAACATAGCATAACATCGTTTAAAAATTGCACCACTTAAATAACGAAGGATCGACTGCATTTGCCAGTGCAACCTGTGCAACGGACGCTGCATCAGGACACCTATAGACTCCGGGTTTGATGTAAGGTGACATGAGAGTGCCTTCTATGTGGCCTGCACCGAGGAGGTGACCGATCTCGTGAAGCGTCACACCGAGCGGATCGATTTCATATCTTCCCACGTAGAGTTTAGCTTCTTTGCCCTTTACTTGAGCTGAGGCCAACACTGTATCGGGCACGTCGGGACTAGCTTTTGTTTCCCTGATCAAGTACGTGCAAGATCCATTAATACCCACTATTGGTATCATGCGGCGCCACGAGCCTATCGCTTTGTCCCAAGCCATAACAGCATCGATCACGCTGGGTAAAGTTTCGTTCGACACACTAATACACACTGTTGACGATTCAGTTGGAGCCCACGCGTTGTTTAAATGACGAGTTTTTATCCAAGTGGGTTGACACGAACTTGCAAAAAACACAAAGAAAAATGTAGAAATTGCGCACGCGATCAAACTCTCGTCGACAGCCCTAGCAGATTGATCAGTATGCACGTAATTAAATATAGCTTTGCTCGCGATCATTAAAGACTTGCTGATGAATTAATTGCAATTTAGCACTAAGTTGTGTTAGTATAAACACATGCCATTTGATCCCAATAGTCCCTTCTGCCAGTGGACTCGCAACGTCATCGATGAGTTTAAATCCCTGTCAGATGAAGACATACGACAACGATTAATTGAGAAATCCAACGAATTCGCGGTCCTCATGACCCACGTCGAGGGTGACTTCAACATCGGAACAGCGATTCGTTCAGCGAACTTTCACGGTGCAAGAGAGTTCTTCTATTACGGACGTCGGAAGATGGACCGCCGAGGTGCAGTTGGGACGTACAAGTATACCTCGGTCACATTTCTAGAGTCTTTAGAAAAACTTTTAGAATTAAAGAGAAGTTATACCTTGATCGGTTTTGAGAATAACCTGCCGGGTACTGTAAATCTCCATGATTTTAACTGGAAATTAGATAAACCGCCGTGTATTGTAGTGGGCGAAGAATGTAACGGAATTCCTGCAGAAATCCTCGACCTATGCGACTCTTTCGTAGAAATCCCAAACTTTGGATCAGTTCGCAGCATGAACGTCGGATCTGCGGCATCGATTGCAATGTACGACTACGTCAGTAAGAAAAGAAGAATGTCATGAACAAAAACATCATCTATAGTCTGCTATTTACACTCACCGCATGTGGGCCCGACCGCGGGTTTGAAGACAAGAACATCTTCGGGTCTCAAACGTCAGCCGGCGCAACTTCAACTTCTTCATCTAGCGGAGGATCAGAGCCTGAGTGGCCGCAAGGAGATTCTGGCGTGGACCTGTCTCAGATCATTCCCGAAGGCATGCAGTGGGAAGGCTTTCGTCAAGGTCAGGAGGCTTCAAAAAAGATCACGCTTCGACCTCGTGATTGGTTCGATCCGACAGGTGATCGAAGTATCAATGCTGTGCTGGTGATCACCACGAAGCATCAGTGTGACAAGTGCGCTGCAGAGGCAGGATTATTGGCTGAAAGGATCTCAATGTGGAAGTCAGAAAATAAGGGCATCAAGGTCGTCCTTCTCGTCGTCGACAATGAGAACGGGAAGTCTGCGACGCCTGAGACGGCACTAAAGTGGAGACTAGATTATTATCTCGTAGGCGCAGACGTGGGAATTGATCCTCTGGCTCTAATGTTACCTGACGTGGTGTTCGGCATGCCGTACCACACGATCGTCGACCCCCGGAACATGACAGTAGTTGGTACTCAAGAAGGTATCATTGGTGACTACAAGATGCTCGAGGATCTGTCAGCAAAGAATTCAAATGATTAATCCAAGCGGTCAATGTCATTTGTAAAAAATGTCTAAGTTGTTTATTACAAACGAATAAAAATAGACCAGCTGGTTTAACACCTCACAAACTGTTGAATAGTTATCTTGTCAGCGAACGACGTGTCGAAGTTGGACGTGTCCCTCACGAGTCGCCCCTCACGATTTAAGTTTGTTCGTGAGTTTGGTCCACCTCCGGATGCTGTGAGAGCAAGCATCCTGAAGGACCCAGAATTAATCGAAAAAACTCGAGGATTATCATAGACCAAGTTTTTTCTAAATTGTCTGAAACAAACAGAGAAGTCATAGTCAAATAATAGATCGTGAACCCGGAACTTAAGTAAATTTGTAGCTTTATGCGCAAGGCAATATTTACTAAGCATTGTTGCTTAAGAGTATTTTATGAAAATTAAAAAAGATCAATTACAACAGCTAATTCGTGAAGAATACGTCAAAGTCGTATTTGAATCGCAGGGGCGTAATCTCACAGCTTCGCAAGCTAAAATTATAGCAGAGAATCTTAATGAGGGCTTCTTTGACGATATTATGAAATCTTTCAAGTCGTCGGGCAAAGAAAGTAGTGATCAGCAAGGAAAAAACGAGGCTGCAGTAGTGAAAACAGAAGAGCAGCTTAAAAAAGAGATCATGATGATTCAACAAAAAGCCAAAGACATGCTAGAGTCTAACGGCTTTGAGGGAGACGAAAACGATGTTGCCGTTCTTGGAATTGATCTATTCCGCGCAGCTGTAGAAGAAGTCATGTCAGCAAGTAAAATTGCGGGACCTGTTAAATCTGCAGGGAGACGTGGGATCGGTTCAGGTAGATACAGTCCGTTAGGGCGCATGGCTCGCTGATTAAATTAAAATAAAATATGGGGGATGAATTACGAATGTAAATTCATCCCCTTTTATTATATAAATTAGACATGACCGAAGACGAAGATAAAATTCTCTGTCAAAAATATCCAAAGATATTCAAGAACCGCGACGGATCTATCATGGAGACATGCATGGCATGGGGGTTTGAGTGCGACTCAGGCTGGTTTGATGTGCTCGACATTCTGTGTCACGAGATTCAAGGTTACATCGACTGGAAGTCTCGTGGGCTCTCTGAAGAAGAGAGAGAGGAGCTGCAGGTAGTCGCAGACCAAGTAAAAGAGAAATTCGGCACTCTTCGCTTCTACTACAGTGGGGGTGACGACGTGATCGAAGGAATGGTGAGAATGGCTGAGTCAATGACTTACAGAACATGCGAAGCTTGTGGCTGTCCCGGCGAAAAACGCGGCGGAGGATGGATCAAGGTCCTCTGCGACAAATGCGACGAGGAACAAAAAAGAAAATTGGGCGTACCCCGGATCGGCGAACCAGGAAGCAATGCCCCACGCATCAGCGAGATGTGAGATTAGACGATGGACAGACCGTGTTCTTTCACGGCCAGTTCGATAGCCCAATTCTTCATCTTGAACTCCATCTCTACATCTACCTTGCTGAGCACTGCACGTTGTTCCTTGGGAACATAGTGGACCCAGTCTGAGTGGGCTCGCCGTTTAGAAGCCGGTGCCTCTGCAGGAATTTCAGGACTTGTATTTGATAGATGCTGCAATGGCTTGATGCCGCGCCAAGTGCTAGACGCGAGCTCGATGACTTCATTGAGGTTTAAGCCACCTGTTCGAAACGTATGATGGTGGACGTCGAGCACGATGGGAACACCCGTTGCGTCACACACGGGCTTTAGATCTGCAGCACTGTAAGCATTCTCGCAGTTCTCGAGTGTGAGTCTTGATCGAATGTGATCTGGCAGTCTATTGATCTCTCGAATGAGATTATCGGGTCGACCTCCTTTACCTCCGTGGATGTTGATCGCGTAGAAGGGCGATCTGTCTAGATCCATTGCTTCCATGATCCACGCGTGCGTCTCAAGGTCACCCGCCGCGTTCTTCACGACGCTAGAGGAGTCTGATGAAAGAACGACAAACTGACCAGGATGCATAGTGATGCGTACACCTTCGCGTTTAGCTAGGTCACCAAACTTCCAGTATCGCTCACGAAGCTTGTCGTTGTCCCACCAGTGTCGAGGAACCTTGTCAGCGAGCGGAATCAGATTAGAAGAAACACGAAAGCACTTGTAACCATCGCTAACAACTCGACGGAATGCGGTGAGGAGATTATCAGCATTGCTGAGGTAAACATGTTTGATTTCATCTTCTGAATACTTTCCCTGGTTCCATCGACCCAGCTGCAGGATGCGCTCGTCGAAGATATTTTTCTGTTTTTCGATGCCTCGAGGAGATCGCTCGAGCTCGACGTATTGACAACAAAGTCCTAAAGCCATGTATTGTACTGTACTGTATAGTCGTGTGAACTTGCATCAATAAATCTTCTGTATACCCAAGTGACCTCCCCTGAGTAGAGGTAGGATGCTGAGCTGAATCGTATGAGAACCCCAGCACATCAGCGCCATTGTGCCAGGATCGATTAAAGACAACCACGGATTGCCATCTTCTGATCCAGCAGCGACCACGAGCCGAATGAAAGCAGACTTCTTGTTGCCTCGCCACCACACCCTGACTAAAGATCCAGGTTGAAAATCTTGAGGATAGAATTTTTTCTTCGACACCCAGCCTTCCTCCTCTTCTTCTTTAATCTTTAATTTCAGGCACAGTTTGCAACACTGCGCCTCCCACAAGTGCTTTAGATCATCTCCGCAACTGATGCAGTACATCGCAGTTGTGTGCGTGAGTAACTCGGCGTCGTTTGGCAAGTTGTCGGGATGAAAAGAATTTTCCGACGAAGAATTAATCATGAATCGGTGAATTAAATATGCACAAATTCGAAGCCAGCTGTAATATTGCTTTCATGAGGCAGCTATTATTTTTTTGCATTGCTCACACAGGTTGCTATCATGAGTGGGATTTCCCTACAGCACCTCCAAAACATCATTACAACAATTGCGTGAGAGTTGTCAATGGGAGATATTTGAATAATGACTCTTGCGAAGTGAGAGATTCTGAATCTCAAGCTGTGCTTCCTCCATGAAAGTAGATTTCGCCACCTTAGCTCAGTTGGCAGAGCATCTCACTTGTAATGAGAATGTCGCCCGCTCGGTTCGGGCAGGTGGCTCCAGCGGGATGATGCCCGAGAGATTAAAGAGGAATGGCTGCAAACCATTTGACTCAAGACTACGGCAGTTCGAATCTGTCCCATCCCACCAAGGGTCATTATATTAGTTAGATAGCCACTCTGGTGAAATAGACACGGCACAAAGCTGTATCTTTTCTAGAAATCATAATAAACCAATTACATCTTTTTGTCAATGATGGCTACGATGAATCTCATGATCTCTGAACACACAGAGTTTCTTAACAATCTCTTTGTGCAAAAAATCGTCACAAGATGTTAGTATAAATCATGGGCATCGGAAAGATCGACCTCTATGAAGCGCAAATTATTGCGGACAAAGTTCGTCAGTACATCTCGCCAGCAATGACTCGGGTTGAGGTAGCTGGCTCAATTCGTCGACAAAAAGACGTTGTTGGCGACATCGAGATCTGTGGCATCCCCGACGATCGAGAAAAACTCATTAAATTGTTAGGTGATGTTGGTCAGCACATTAAACCAGGCGTTCCTGGCGTAGTTTTGTGGAAACCGAAAACCTCTGCAAAATACCTCAGAGTGCGCCTCGAGGAAGGCATAAACCTTGATGTTTTCTTAGCATCGCCTCAAAACTGGGGTGGTCTCTTTATGATGCGAACGGGCAGCGGCGCTTCGCCCGACGGTAATCCGTTTCATGGTTTTGTGCCGGCAATTTTTCAGCGCTGGAAGAAGTTGTCCGGGGGTGGTCGCATGACTGACTGTATGCCAACTATGCCCACAGGTGAACAGCTATGGATCCCTGAGGAACAGGACTTCTTTGATCTACTCGAGATGAATTTTGTGCCACCTGAGCAACGCATCACTAAGGGTGCAATTAAAAAGCACACAAAACATTCTTGAAATAATGATCACATCATAATTTAAATGTGGTAATAGAAAATTTAACAGTTGGGTCTTTAGTTGTGCCCAGGATTTCTGTGCAATTATTCTCTTCGCTGTTTAAGGGCTCAGCTGACGGTTCTGTTTTTTCACCTGAATTGGGTTTTTACGTTTGGGACTCTCGAGAGGTGGCAATTGTGGTCGAAGTGTTTGAAATGCCCTTCGACAGAAAAAAACTCTATAAAGTTTTGCTAAGCCGAGGCGCCGCGGGTTGGGTCTGGGACAACAATCTGCTCGCCGTCTATAAGGAAAACAAAACGTGAGATGTCAAAACATCTGCAGAAAGATTCGAAGTCTTGAATACGCAGTGCTGCATTTAAAGTTAGAGATTGAAGAAGTCAATGACGAAATGAATGAGTATACTAGTAGTTTCATGCAAAGTCTGCACAAAGTTGCAGATTTCAGCACTGCCCCTGAAACAAAAACAACAATTCATTCAAAAAATGAATTCTTTCAGTTAGCAGACAAGCCGACACAGCCAGAAGAACTTAAAAAATTGTGGAAAAAAATAGCTGCAGTAACACACCCAGATAAAACAGGCAATAATCAGAGATTAACGAGTCTATATAGACGTGCAGCAGAGGCAATAAAGGCATCTTCTGCTCATGAATTAGTGCAGATTGCGATAGAACTTAAGCTTAAGTCGCCTGAACTCAATAACGAAATCACGTTATCTACATTAGCAGAATCAAAATCAAACCTTTCAAAAAAACTCTTTGATCTTGAAAATTGTGTTCTGATAAAATGGGGCAGGGCACAAACTGACGAAGAAAAAAAGATCATCATAGACCATTACATTTCTTCAAAAGGTTACAGCTACCGTGTCGGCAACAACACGTGAATGCGTATTAGAGTAAAAACATGACTATTCTCTGTGTAGATTTCATGAATCAATGTCACCGGGCTCGAAGTGGTTTTAAGCTCGGCCCGGCGCCTGTGGTGTTTAACTTCTTTCGACAATTTAAAGCACTTGTTGATGAGTTTAAACCAAACCGTGTCTATGTTGTTCTCGAGGGCCGCCCCGTAAAGCGCCATGAAGCACTTTCTGCGTACAAAGCCAATAGAGTCATTTCAGAAGATGATCCGCGACGCAGCGAACTCTTGAAATTCTTTGCGCAGAAGGACAGTATTGTAGAGCTTCTTGTAAAATACTTTCCCGTCTCTGTGGTGCGCCATCCAACTTCTGAGTGCGATGACACAATCGCGAATCTTGTTCGCAGGTCCTCGACAGCAGTTCCTTGGGTAATCGCTTCATCAGATACTGACTTCATTCAGCTTCTTCAAGAGCGTGACAATTTGAAGCTCTACAATCCTGTTCGTAAAGCGTATGTAGATGCACCAGACTATCCATACGTGACCTGGAAGGCTCTTCGTGGAGATGCTACCGACAACGTTCCCGGTATTCCAGGCGTCGGTGACAAGACGGCAGAGAAATTGGCTTCAGACCCAGATCTTTTGTCTGAATTCCTCAGCAAACCCGAGGTTGCTCCACTATTTGAGAGGAACTATGGACTCATCAATTTCATGGAATGGTCAGACGAGGAAAGAGAAATGATGACATCTTCTGCACCCACCAAGGACTGGGATACTGTCAAAACAGTGTTTGAAAACTATGGTTTTGGATCGATTGTAAAAGATGAATCTTGGCGCAAATTCACTCAGACGTTCGACGCTTTGTGGGGATCAAATGTCTGAAATTGACCGTATCCAACCTGCCCCAATCCATCCTGACTGACCCGAGGATGCTAAAACACGATATGCGCCCTGGGACCATTCATCCGAAGTTGCTTTACCAAAGTCAAGTGTCATCTCTCTAAATTCTAAAATTAGCAGGATGTCATCAGGCTGTGCACAGCCGTGGGGCTCATCTATGTCACACTCAAGAGACGACCATAAGATAAGCTGATCAGCATCGATCATGCTTATAGCTAATTGTCCTGGATTCAGTGTCTCTTGCAGCATTTTTTTTATTATATCACTAAAATGTTAGAATTGTTCACATGGTATATTTAGAGAAGAGAGGTAAAATGTCTATCAAAGATGAGTATGAATCTTTATTGGATGAAGTAAAGTCTGAATTCTCAGATTTTGAGATACTAGTCAAGAATCGATCTGTTCTCATGAAGTTTATTGATGCTGCATTGCATATTATCACTTTCGGTCAGATGAAGAACTTCATGACAGGATTCATCACCACCATGGGAAACAAAGTCTACGTGCCAGATTCGTGGGAGATGTCTTCAATTACCAATAAAATTGAGATTATTCGACACGAACGTGTACACATGCGTCAGGCAAAAAAATATGGACGCTTTCTATTCTCTTTCTTGTATCTAGTCGTTCCCTTTCCGGTTGGCGTTGCATATTACAGAAAGAAATTTGAGCAGGAAGCTTACGAGGAAAGCCTTAAAGCGCTATACGAATATCACGGAGAAAAGATTTTTACGCCGAGATTGAAGGAAGGCATGCTCGCTCACTTTATCACAGAGCAATATTTTTGGATGTGGCCGTGGCGGAAAGACCTAGAAAAATGGTATGACGCTGCTGTAGAAAAAGCAAAGTCACGACAATCCTAGTTTATCTTTTGCGATGCACTTAGGACAGGGGATTCTACCCCATTGAATGTTGTCTGAATTCATCATTCGGTGGTATGGATTTCCTATAGACTTTAGCCAGAGTTTAAGAGTTGTAGGTGATGTTTGAGAAAAATCTGACAAACGACCCCACAATAGAGAATAGAACGCAACGCAACATATCGGAAATTTTTCCCTTTTCCCTCTATTAATGTCGTAAAAAATACTTCTCAAAAACATGTGGACAAATTATTTATTAGAAATTCTAACTATAATATATAATACAAAATGAACGAGAGCAAGATTCTTAGAGAAGGGTTTTTTGATAGTTTAGCTTCATTTTTTAGGAGCAAACCTGACGCTTCTAAGGCAGCACAAATGATTGCTGATACTTGGATTTCTGAGAAAGAAATAGATTTGGGAGAAGATCTGCCCGACGAAGTCAAAGATCAAGTTTATCAATTTACTGCTGCTCGCTACGATAGAGCTTTAAATGCCTATAAGCGCGAAGACGACCCAGCTAGAAAAGCTGTTATGGTCTTGGTAAAGCTTCTAGATAAAAAAATGGGCCCGATGATCGACAACATGTTTTATGATTCTAGCAGCTTCGATTGATACTAAGTAAAATTTGTTTGTAGGATTACTTCTCATGAGAAGATATCCGGGTTTCCTTAACGAACTACAACAGCAAATAGAGGGATTGCATCCTGAAATTCTTGAAAGAATTTCTCGATATGGTGGCCTAGACGTCCAAGATCTAATTTCTTTGATCTTAGAACCCAAAGATCACTCTGTTGACTGCCCGGAAACTGTCGATCCAGGCGAAATATTTCAGCATGTTGAGCTTGAGTCTTATGAAGCTTTAGGTAGAGAGCTAATTGACAAGAACTCAGTTGCGCTATGCATACTAGCAGGCGGCGCCGGCACCAGAATAGGTGGCTCAAAGTGCATGCTTAATTTATTTGAGGGTGAGACACTTCTTTCACATAAGATTAGAAAAAACTCGCATGTAAAAAATATCTGGATTATAGTTACTGAGTCGCTGTCTAATATTGTTCAAGATCATTTAGAAAATATTAGATTAATGCGAGACGGGATTGAGTTGGTACTTCAATACGAGTCTGTGCGCTTAACACCAGACAATCAACTTTACACAAATAAAGACGGCCCAAGTTTGTACCCTTGCGGACACGGTGATGTCATTCCTGCGCTAGACAGCTCTGGGCTTTTAAAGAAATTCACTGCTTCTGGTGGTAGGCACGTCGTCATAGTTAACGTTGACAATGTTTCTGCAGACATCGACGCTGCTATCTTGGGTTTGCATCATGCGAATAATGTTCCCGTCACGTGCGAAGTTGTGAGAAAATCTGAAAATGACAAGGGTGGCATGTTATGCAAACACAGCGGCGTAAATCAGATTGTCGAAGAATTTAGAATGACTCCTGAATCAGACGTTACTCAGTTTCAGCTGATGAACACCAATACGATGATAGTTAAGTCTGATCTTGATTTCAGCATGATAGATTGGCATTGGCACAGAGTCAAGAAAAATCTTGATGGAAGTTTGGTCATACAGCATGAAAGGCTTTTGCAGCAGCTCACAGAGCATTTTAAGACACAGTATGTCGAGGTTCAACGGGACAGAAGATTTACGCCGATAAAGAGCGCGTCAGATCTTGATAAGATCAAGCAGGCATGATCCCACCCAGATCGCCCTATTGTCTCATACAAGAAGACTTGTGGCCCGATAAGTGGAAGATGCTTGTGTCCTGTGTGCTGCTCAACAGGACTGCACGAAAACAAGTTGAGAAAATTCTACCTCAGCTCTTTGCTCTGTGTCCAACAGCCAAGGACATGGCTGAGTGCAATATGTCTTCTTTGACTTCTGTCATAGCACCGCTAGGTTTTAAAAATAGAAGGGCAATAACACTCATCAAATTATCTAAGAGTTTTCTAGAGCCAAACTGGAAGCACGCTAGTGAACTTCCTGGAGTTGGTGAATACGCAGCAGCAGTTTGGGATATATTCGTGCTCAACAAGATGCCGTCAAGCGCACCCAACGATCACGCCTTGACGTGGTATTGGCATTGGAGACAACAGAATGACAATTAAGAGAAAAGAAGCAGTCAAAGAAAAGAAAGAGAGGGCACCAAGAAAGCCGCGACCCAGAAAAATTGCAGCTCAAATTCTACAAGATGCAGTAGTCGAGGGGAAGTGGACTGTGTCAGTGGGTCAAGATTTTCTTGTATCTAAGAAAGTCAGCGGAAAACAAACGCAGTCTATTTGCACTTTTAAAGAGATGATTAACGAGAAAACGGTCAATTCATGGGACAAAACGCTCGAGCGATGGTATGCATTCAATATTGACGACCTAGAAAAGTTTGGTATTGTCGTGAAAAAATTCTAATTTTTTAAGAAATTTTCTATCACGCTTGCGGGGATGAAGAAACTAATATTCGGTGCAGAAACTATCATCCACGAGCACAAACCCACAAGCCTACCCTGCTCATCGAATGCACCACCACCAGAATTACCCATCCAGACAGGTGCAGATACTTGTATCGAACCAACTCTGTTTTCGTTGATTGTAGATTTTGTGCTTGCTGAAATTAAACCCTCTATGTAAGACCACCACATTCCTGACGTGTGACCTATTATGTGAAGCCGCATTCCAACCCAAGGGTCATCTTTGCTTATTTGAATTGGTTCTTTAGAAATTTTATTGGGCACTAAAAAGAGTGCTAAGTCATCTCTTTCGCTAATTTTTATTAAAGAAGCTAATTTTAAAGTGCCATCGCTCAGTGTATTCCCGGCTTCAAGATCCTCTTTCGTCATATAAAAAGACAATAATTTATTATTGACGCAGTGTGCTGCTGTGAGGAATTTTTCGCCGTCTATCCATACGCCACTGCAATAAGGCTTTAATTTGCCAGAACCATCATCTGTCACTAGTGCAACTGTTCTGCTTTCAAGATCTCTAATAAAGTTTTTTCTGCCTTCATCTTGTGAAGAAGTTTTTATGTTGGGTCGGGCGCATACGCACCCCATAAGAGCAATTGCAAAAGATACTAAAATAATACGCACTTTATTGCTGCATGTGTTCATGTGTTACTTCTTTAAGATAAATTAAATTTGACAACATAGATACGTATGCTTAATTGTACGTCGAATCAAACAAATAAAATAAATTAACTATGATTTTTAGAACATGGGCACAAAAGGTTTGATAGTTAGTATTCTACTACTGACACCATGGACATTTGTGATTCCAGGCGTCGTTTATGCATATAGACATTTAAAAAATAAAAACAAATAAGGCCGGTAAGAAGAAAACTACCGGCCTTTATTTTAGTTAACTAGAAGAGTTTTCTTGTAGACCTTGCGCCTCTAATGATCTTTGTTTTTCTTCGCGTTTACGAGCCCAACCATCTCTCATTCTTTGTTTTTGTTCTTTGGTTCTCTTTTTGCCTCTTGTTTTTGCAGTTCTTTTTTCAATCGTCTCTTGAGAAGGAGAGTCGAACTTCTTTCCTTTCATGGATTCTGACATTTTTCGACGAGTCTCCTCAGACACGACTCTGCCTTTTCCTGCCTCGGACAAACGGCGTCGCGTCTCTTCTGAAGCCCTGTATTCACGCAGCTGCGCCTTGTGCTCCTCGGAGAGCTTCTTACCCTTGTGAGCTGCGGAGAGTTTCTGACGGTGTTCTTCGGATTTAGGGCCGGTATTCTTTCCCTTCATGGATTCTGACCGTTTACGAAGAGTTTCTTCGGAATGCGGAGGGGGTTTTTTACCCTTGTTGGCTTCACGAAGCTTTTGCTTGTGCTCTTCGGAAAGGTGCTTGCCACGAAAAGCAGAACCTTTGATATATCGTTGTTCATCAGACGAATTCGAATTTGCTTCACGAATTTTTTGTATCGTTTCTTCTGAAAATTGAAAGCAACAATCACCGCCAGTGGTGAGGTTATAGCCCCTCGTGAAAGAATCAAATCTTTCTATCCAGATTTTTTCTCTTTCATTTGCGAGATCATCATCACATTCCTCTATTATTTCAAATATGAAGTTTTCTTTTCCGTGTTTTCTAATTGCAGCATGGAATTTAAAACCTTTACCAATCTCTGCCTCTTTAAGATGTCCTCTTACTCTTTCTTTAAAATCTTTCGTTTGTCCTACGTAACACTTGCCATCTAACAAGTTTTTTGCTAAATAAATAAACCGCATACAATTAAGTATGCGGTTTTCTAAAGTTAGTAACTAATAATGTATGGTAAATTAACGTGAGACGTCTAAGTGGTTGAAATTATTCATGAATCCCTCCACAAATTATTTGCGGCAAAGATTAATATCTCTTCTGCGGATTCCGGAGAATACGAGTAAGTTTTTATCATAGTTTCAACCATATCACTGTACTTCTTCTGTTGATCATCATTCCTAGTTTTTGACTTAGTCACTATTCTTGCCATTGTCCGCACAGAAGAAATCAAATAAGATTCAATTGCATTCTTAAGTGGTTCATAAGTAGAGTAAATAACTTTTTCGCCTCGCCTCATTTTTGCAAACATGTATGCTGTGACGTCAGATCGGAAGCCGTCCTTTGCAGAGCCAGTAACACCGATTTGTTCTTCAATGGAAATCATAAATTGTTCATCAGGCTTTCGTTCTTCTTTTGTGACTTTGTCTTTTAGCTTCGTTCTCGTGGTGTGAGCTTCTGCGTTATCAAGATAAGACTCAAACAACGATTGTGCTTGCTCCTCGTAAGCTGAGATGAATGCTTTTGCGATCTCATTCTCGAGAATCTTTAGATATTCTTCGCGAATTGTCTTCTGGAGGAGTTCAAGGCACTTTGACTTAAACTGTTCATCCACAAGCTGTTCTTTTACCATCTTCGTCAATGAATCCATGACGGAGATCGGTGTAATCATATTCTTATCAGATGCTGTGAGAGCATTATCGAGAGCCTTAGTTATGAAACGAGTTGAGATGCCGTCCATGCCCTCATGCTTCGCCTCTTCGCGTAGGTCTTTGATGTCGACCTTGCGCACTCGCCCTTTTTCAAGAACATCTTCGCCGTTGTAGATCTTCATCTTCGTGAGGATATCACATTTGGCAGAATCTTTAAGACGACTCATCACCGAGAACATTGAAGCAATCTTTAAGGTATGCGGTGCGATGTGCGATGTGAATTCAGATTTACCCAACATCTTCTCGTAGATTTTTATCTCCTGATTGAGTTCAAGACAGTAAGGTACAGATATCTTCACAATGCGATCCATGATGGCTTCATTTGTGTGTTCTGACTTAAATCTGTTCCATTCGGCCTCATTGCAGTGAGCGAGGATGACACCGTCGAAGTGCAACATGTCCGACTTGCCAGGTGAAGGAACCCTCTTCTCTTGGGTTGCCGTGATGATGGTGTGGAGGAACTCGATCTCGTTCTTGAAGACCTCGACGAGCTCGACGACGCCCCGGTTGCCCACGTTGAACGCACCGTTTAGTGAGAGTGAGCGTGGATCATCCTCGGCAAACTTGTCGAGCTTCGAGATGTCGACTGACCCGATGAGGACCGAAACGTCTTGGGAGTTTGCATCCATCGGAGGCACAGAAGCGACGCCCCGACGGCCAC